ATTCTAATGAGCCAGGATTAACATTATAATTATAAAATATGGGAGCAAATGGTACGGAAATAAATGTAGATGATATTGAATTAGGAGATATTGAATTAGATGACGGTTATGTAGAAGAATCAGTAGAAGTACATCGAACTGCATATGTATATACTGAACAAGCGCTACAAACAGGTATACTAGAATCTTCAGGTACGGATGTAGTTATTTTAGAACCATTAGATGTAGATGCGAATTCTTTAGATTTTGGTGAATTAGCTGCAAAAATTGCAACGAGGGACGCAAAAGCGCAGCCACCTATACTAGAAACCCCAACCGAATCAGACTGGGGCAATTCTAGAATAATACAAATGATTAAAAATGTATTTCCTCAAGTAAGAGGCCCAAAAGGAGTAGCGTGGTGTGCATGTGCAGTTACGACGTGGTGGATAGAGGCGGCTCAACAAAAAGGCTTAACTGCAGCACTTCCTGGCCGAGGTCCAACGACTGATTCAAAAACTCCTACGGCTGGTAATGGATATGTACCTCGATGGGAATATTGGGCAAAAACTACTGGAAGATTTGCAGCAACTCCAATTGTAGGAGCCGCAGTTTTATATAATCCAACCGCTCGAGCAGAGGCAGATGGCACTGCAACAGTTAAACCCGGTAAATTTGCATCGCACATTGGCATTGTTCAAAGTATTAATTCTGATAATACTTTCAATGCAGTCGATGGTAATTATGGGCAAAAAATAACTTTTCGTAAAAATTTAAGTACATCGCGCGGAGTTATAGGTTTTGTATTGCCAATTATATAGTAAATTTCTTAATCAGATAATTATTATAAAGTAAAAATGAAAACTAAAGAATTCGTTCAAACGTTACGAAAAATTATTCAAGAAGAAGTTCGTTCAGCTGTACGAACCGAGTTTAAAAGATACGAGTCAGTACTTACAGAATCGAAAAATGTAAATCGATCGTATCAAGAAGAATTCAAGCCAATTTCACGTAAAAAATCTGAACCTCAACAATTTACTAAAAATTCTATGTTAAATGAAATTTTAAATGAAACTGCAGGCTTTAGTAATAATCAAGGTGAATTTGACGAATGGCCGACAATGAACATGAATTCATTAATGAGTTCTAGAGTTCAACATGCCCCAATTGTAGATATTGATGGACGTCCTGCTACTAACATTCCTGAAGAGTTAGTTACAAACTTAACGAAAGATTATTCAGCTTTGATGAAAGCAATTGATAAAAAGAAAGGAGTTAATTAATGGCAAGACCAATACAAAATCCTAATACGAATGTAGAATATACACCCGGCGGCCCGACAGCTGGAACGGCGGCTAGTGGTATATTTGACGGATTTAATCCTACAGTAGTAGTTCCAGGAGAGCCAATTGACCCAATTGACGTTTCGCAGCAAGATAAAGTAGAAGTTGGTATTGGAGTGTCAATTCCATTTACTAACACTGACGGGGGCTTATTCCCAATTACATTTACAACTAGAGATCAAGCAATATCAAATCTTAAAAATTTACTTTTAACGAGAAAAGGAGAACGATTATATAATGCTACATTTGGAACGAATATACAAGATGTATTATTTGAACCAAATTTCGATACATTAAAAGAAATACTAATATTTGAAATTGAATCTGCTGTAGAATTTTGGTTACCATACATTACTATACAATCTATAGATGTAGAAACTATAGTAGCAGTAGGAGCTTCGAAAGAAGAAAATGGTATACGTATTACAATGCTTATTGATGTTGTAACGCCTGGATCGAATGTTCCTATAACGATAATAATTACGCCTTCAGTTATTGATATTACAGAAACTAATGTCATCGGGACTAATTAAATTATAATATTACTATGGCTCAGATACGAAAAGATGTACGGTATTTAAATAAAGATTTTGATCAATACCGATTGAATTTAATAGAGTTTGCAAAAACGTACTTTCCAAACGTTTACAACGACTTTAATGAATCGTCTCCTGGTTCAATATTCATTGAGTTAGCTGCGTATGTAGGAGATGTTTTATCTTATTATACAGATAATCAGCTTAAGGAATCGTTAATGAGTTATACAAATACTCGTGCCAATGTCATTTCATTAGCTTCGTCAAACTTTGGATATAAAGTTAAAAATAACATTCCAGCAACTGTCGATTTAGATGTATATCAATTATTGCCAGCAAAAACGGTTGGTAGTGCAAAAGTTCCTGATTGGGACTATGCATTGCAAATTCGAGAAAATATGACAATAAATAATACATTTCGTACTGTTAGTTCAATAAATTTTGCTCAATCTAGCAGTTTCGATCCGACAGAAATTTCTATATATCAAGTTAATTCAGTAGACAATACTCCAGAATTTTATTTGCTAAAGAAAAAAGTTAAGGCAATTGCCGGTACTTTACAAACACAAACTTATACATTTAACGCTGCAAAACGATTTGATAAAATATTAATTCCAGTAACTAATATCATTGAAATAGTTTCTGTTACCGATTCAGACGGTAATACATGGTATGAAGTGCCATATTTAGCACAAGATACTATATTCGAAACTGTTTCTAATGTCGTACAAAACGATCCAGATTTGTACACGTACGATAGCGTACCGTATTTACTTAAAATTAAAAAAACAGCTCGAAGATTTGTTACTCGCTATCGATCTGACAATACATTAGAATTACAGTTTGGCCCTGGCGTTTCTGTTGATGATGATGAAGAAATAATTCCAAACCCAGACAATGTAGGATCTAGTTTAACAGGATTACAGACACAATTTGATAGGCCAATTGACCCGTCAAATTTCATGTATACAAAAACTTATGGACTAGCCCCAGCAAATACAACGCTAACAGTTACATATACAGTCGGCGGCGGTGTCGCGTCTAACGTACCTTCTAAAGCACTAACACAAATATCACAAATAGAATATGTCACTGCTAACCAAAATTTGAATACAGCTTTGTTAAACAGAGTTAGAGCTTCAGTGGCATGCACTAACCCAAATCCTGCATCTGGTGGTAAGAATCAAGAAACAATTGAAGAAATCCGACAAAATGCTATCGCAAATTTTGCAGCACAAAATCGAGCCGTAACTGCGCAAGATTATATAATACGAGCTTATTCGCTACCAACGAAATTCGGATCAGTTGCAAAAGCGTATGTAATGCAAGATCAACAAATAAGTCCTGAAGATCCTAGTAAAATGATCGCTAATCCATTAGCTATCAATTTATATACGTTAGGATATAATAATAGCAACAATTTAACTCCTCTTAATGCAGCAGTTAAAGAAAATTTACGTACGTATCTTACACAATACCGAATGTTAACTGATGCTATTAACATAATGGACGCATTTATTATTAACATAGGAATTCGATTTGAAATTACAGTACTTCCAGAATATAATTCAAATGAAGTATTATTAAGATGCGTTTCTAGATTACGAAACATTTTTGATATTAATAGATGGCAAATTAATCAGCCTATTCTTTTATCTAGAATGTATACTGAATTAGATCGAATTGAAGGTGTACAATCTGTACCAAATATTCGCGTCGTTAATTTATATGACGACACTTTAGGATATTCTGGAAATGTATATGACATTGGTGCAGCGACTCGCGACGGTACAATTTATCCTTCGTTAGATCCTAGCATATTTGAAGTTAAATTTCCAGATTCAGATATCGTAGGAAAAGTAGTAGCATTATAAAAATATAAATTATGATTTGGTCAGTCCCTGCATTAAAAGACACAACGATATATGAATCTGATCCGTATAGAAATTCTGGATTAGATCAAGTATTAGAACTACGAAAAATAGGCGATACAACGACTAACGATTTAGAAGAATCTAGAATATTAATTCAATTTGATATATCAGATCTTTCAAACGTTTTAACTACTAACAATATAACGATAAACGATATATCTGCTAGTTTAAACTTATATAGTGTTCAAGTATCTGAAGTACCAACTACATATACTATTGAATCTAAAGCTTTAGCAGTATCTTGGTCAAATGGTACAGGATATTCAACGACCCCTTCAGGAGAAATTTCCGCAGTATTAGCAACAGACGGAGCTACATGGATTTCAACTGCGGGTTCAGGTTCATTAACATGGAGCGCATCGTTGTCAGATAGCACTCAACTTCAATACAATTCTGCTTCTGTAGGGGGAGGCGTTTGGTATACATCTTCAATAGCTAGTCAATCATTTAATCGTAAAACAACAGACGATTTATCAGTTGATATTACGAATATTGTAAAAAATTGGTATAATGAAACGTTTACAAATAACGGAGTTGTAGTATCATTTAAAAATTCAGAAATTTCTGCAGCCAATTATCCGAATACAACCTTACAATTTTATTCTTCAGATACTAATACAATTTACGAGCCACAGTTGTATATTAGTTGGACAGGAAGTGTATCATACGCAACGGGTTCATTAGCTGCTATTACATACAATGATTTTCCAATTGTATATTCTAGAAATTTTCATGGAGAATATAAACAAGGAAGAAAAATAAGAATAATGTTAGCTGCTAGAGACAAGTATCCTAGAAAAACATTTAGCCAAAATTCAGATTTTACTACAGTAAAAGCACTTCCACAAAATTCATATTATCAGGTTTTAGATGCCCATAATAATAAAATACTTATTCCATATAGCAATGCTACGAAAATTTCAGCAGATTCTAACGGAGCGTATTTTGATTTATATACAACAATGATGTATCCAGAACGTTATTATAAATTTGAAATTAAATCTGAATTTACTGATATAACTGAATATTTTTCATCTAACGATTTTACGTTTAAAATAATTGAATAATGCCAGATCAACGATATCCAGCAGATACGTCCGGGGGTGCACAATTTTCTCCTAGAGTTAGTGATGAACTATTTAATCCACCGCCAGCAAATCCGTACGAGCCTATTAATTTAGATAACAGTCAAGAAAGAAGGCCACCTGCTACATATTACGAACAATGTCAGTTTCTTAAATTAGATGACCGATATACAGTTTCCGATCGAATTAAATTAGAATCGATACGAAATATAACGAATGAGCCGTATAAACAATTGGAAGGTGGTACTGTTCAAATTGATAAAAATGTAGATTTAACAAATCAAAGACAATTTGTAAGTTTATTTGCAACTAAAACTACATATAAAAAAATACAAGAAGCTATAGACACGGAATTTGAAGAATTTGTACCTAATATAGCCGATCCAGCAGATTTTCTAGCTAGAAAAATAGCTGGTTTAGAATCTGATGTAGCGGAGTTATTAGGTCAAACACGAGTCGATTCAACTACAATCGATAGACTTCGACAACAAATTGCTGAATTGCAAGCTCAATTAGATTTAGCTAGAAGACCACCCGATTTTATTAATGAAGTACCAGATATTGTTACTGCTGGTGGTGGTTTATATTCTGATAGAACTGGGTTACCAGGAGCGCCAAACGCGCCAAGAATTGGTAATATGCTATTATCAAAAAATAGAACTGCGAAATTAATGATACTACTAGGTACGGTTACTGACATTACTGGAGCTACTAGAACAAGAGCTAGGTTACAAGTATACCTTGGAGAATTTGATGAAAGGGGCAGTCCATTACCAGGTACAGTACAAACTTTAGGTTTTAGTATTATATCAAATCCAGCCATTGAATTTGGTCCAGATGCTGTAGTTGCATTGCGTTGGTCTAATCAAAATTTAAATTGGAGTTTTTTCCGGTATGACAGAACCCTAGGAGAAGAAGCAAGTTCTCGAGAACTTTGGTCAACTAGCGACTTTACAGGCCCAGCAAACGCACCTGTATTCAGAGGTAATTCTTCTGTACAAATTACCGATGCTGGTATTATACAAATAGCTAATGACGGTATTCCACTTTGGTCGTCATATAATCGAGGATAAACAATAATATCTAAGTTAGATATTTATTTAAAAGTAAGTAATGCCATTTTCAAATTATACTAACGAGCAAGATATCTTAAATTCTAGAAATTTAGTACGAGGTGTAAGGCTTAATACTAAAGATTTAGAATTTTTAGATTTACGGCCATATTCAGTACAAGCCTCGTATCCTGCTCCACCTATTACTGAAATGCATGTATATACTTCAGATGGAGTATACATTAATGGATTACATAACATAAATCAGTATTCAAAAGTAGAATTTAATGATAATAATTCCGGAGATGTCGTAGAGCAATACTTAAATATTGACACAAATTCTGCGTTAGAAGAATTAAATTTAACTAGAGGGCAATATAAAATTGTATACAATACATTATATAATGTAATTGGATCGTATGAAGGTCAGAAACTATGGGTTTATGAAATTTCTCCTTCTAGAAGGGAAGTACGAATTCGTTTAACAGATAATGAAAGTAATACACTTCGTCGCGAGCTTTTAAACTTTTACAATTATTATATAGCTCGGTCAAAACCTTCTGATTTATTTAATACATATACATTAAATTTCGGATTTAATAACATCGTTCCGATCGTTAATATTCGATTTGATAGACGTAATTCTGCGAATCCTGAAATAGTATTGCGTTTATATTCTCCGCTACCTACAGATATTGAAGAAAAAGATAAGTGTTGGATTTCATTTGAAGTATCTAATCCAGCAGTAACTTCAGTAACTATTACACCGCGAATACCAGAACGTACTTTTAATAGATTATCCGGACCTAATTTCGATTTAGAGGAATTGGAGTCTACTTCAATTGCTACCGATTTCAAATCATGGAATGATTTATTAGGTTCGAATATTACTACGTCGCAACAGTTAGTCGATTCATACTTTTCAGGCTCGTTATCTGGAATTAAATTGAACATTAACTATCGATTGTTTGATAATTACGTACATTATTCATCTGCAGTCGAAAGAGTAAAGAACTTTCATTATAAGCTTCAGTTAATTGAATATTATTCAGATCAAATACAAACTTTATCTCAAGTAAATGGCGGCGATATTACCAACGTTAATATTCAAGATGTTTTTAGTAAACGTAACAGCGTTGTAAGCAGTTTTGATGATTTTGAAAAGTATTTGTTTTTTGAATCGACAGGAAGTAAATTATATACGCATTATGATATAACAGGATCAATCGATCCATGGCCAAAAACTCAGCCAACTAGTCTACAATGGCAACAGGCATATATGCTATGGAGTCAGTTTTCACAAACCTGGCAAGTAAGTTCAGGACCTGATCCATACGGTTATTTTTCAACTCAAGTACGCACTACGTCAACTCAAGGACAAACGTACTATCAAAACTTATTAAGTTTAGCTAAGACTTACGATGATAATAATGTGCATAAATTAGAAAATGCAATACCATTGCATTTACGAAATTTAGAAGATGCTGATCAGTTTCTTTTATTTGTACATATGTTAGGTCATCATTTTGATATATTATGGACATACATTAATAGTTTAACTTTAATACATTCTAGAGAAGAACATCCTAAAGATGGTATGTCAGATGATTTACTTTATCATGTAGCAGAGTCGTTAGGATTTAAATTAATTGACGGTAGGTCTGTTTCAGATTTATGGAAATATACTATTGGAGTCGATGAAAACGGAGATGTAATACAACAAAATGTCGACGGTAGAACTTCCTTATCAGATAGAAATTCTACTAGAGAAGTATGGAGGCGAATTGTTAATAACTTACCTTATATACTTAAAAACAAAGGCACGTCTAGATCGATTAAAGCTTTATTGTCTTGTTTTGGAATTCCATCAACGGTATTGACTATTAAGGAATATGGCGGCCCATCAACGTTTACAGACAACGATCATTTTCCTGAATATGTACATGATGTATATCATTATGCATGGCTTTCAGATACTGGTAGTTTAGAATTACCAGTTACGACGTATGTAAATTCTTTAGGAAATACGATATCTGCGAATACATTACAATTTAGGTTCAAGCCAGATGAAAATTTTAGTTATGCACCTAATAGTTATTACAATATATTTTCTGCCCCTAGCGCTTCAGTTAATGATGTATATCATTTAATATTAAATACTTCAAATGTATTAAATGAAGGTACGTTAACGCTATTTAATTCTGTTACAGGTAATGCAGTTTCAGCATCAAATGTATACATATTTGACAACAGTTGGCATAATGTATATGTAGAATCGACAAATTCTACAGGATCGTTGAAAGTAGCCAGAACCAAATATGGAAAAACTACATACATAAAATCATCTAGTTTTTCTGGAGATTTAAATGTATTTCCGACTACTGGTACAGAAACATTTACTTTTGCTTCTGGATCTAGAGCGCTATCATCGCCAATAACGCTTCCAAACGGAACAACCGTTTCTAATTTATCTAAATTTAATGGCCATTATCATGAAATTCGTATTTGGTCTGGTACATTAAATGATGCTACAATTCGAGAGCATGGAGCATCACCTAATACATATACATACAATATCGATCGAATATCACTGTCGACAGGTGAACAAGCTTCGAAACCATACGATCATTTATTACAACGATTTACGTTGGCAAATAAACAAATTGAAAGCGGATCATTTTATCAAAATTCAGTACATCCTAACCAGCGAATTAATACAGGCTCACTTTATTTTATAGGATTTACCAATTCAGGATCGATTAATTTTGAAGGGTTTGAAGAACAATATACTACGCCGTCGCCATCTTTAGGTGGTAACAGTTTATATACAAATAAAATTCGAATTGACTCATCTAGTTTTATTCCCGGACGCACATTAAATACTAAAACTCGAGCTACCAGATCTAGTTTAGATAGATACTCATTAGATTCTAATCGTTTAGGAGTATATTTTTCACCACAAACAGCAATTAATGAAGATATCTTCAATCAATTAGGTTATTTTGAAATTGACGATTATATAGGTGATCCAAACGATGAATATTCTGAAAAGTATCCTAGATTAATTAATTTTTCTACAAATTACTGGAAAAAGTATGATAATCGAAATGATTTTGAAGCTTATTTTCGAGCTTTAGAAATTTATGATTTTTCATTGTTTAAATATATTAAACAACTTCTACCTAACAGAGTTAATCCAATTGTAGGATTATTGGTCGAGCCAAATGTGCTGGAACGAAGCAAAGTTCGCATAATGCGAAACAAGCCTGGTATTGAAGATCTTACTTACGATATGTCTTTGGAACATGAACCTGAACTGTCAGGTGAGTATAGTTCTATACCAATGACTATTGAATGGCCATTAGAAATTGAATCTACCGTTAATGACGATATATCATTTAGAATTGACATTTCTAGAAATTCAGAAATTGAATTTTCTTCAGAAGTTTTAAGTAATTTTGAAGTCGGTCAAATTGATAATTTAACTGATCAAAATAAACTACCAAAACAGTGGATACAAAATCGATATATTGGAGTTTATAAAATACAAGAATCTGCATCGTATGTAGCATACGATCCTAATTCAATTGTATTAAATTCTAGACCGTCTACGTATTTAGTCGACAAAGAAGAAAGATATAAAATTTTAGCATGGTCAGGGTCAAGTAGTACTGCATCAGGAGGTGAAATTGGTAGATTTAGCCTTCCATATCCAGGAACGTATTATGTAAGCGCGTCATTTGATAGTCTAGATGGAGACGTTCGTGTACAAGATACTTTAACAATTTTAGATACGATACCTCGAATTACTGCAATATCTAAAACAGGCTCGTATGATAATGAATTTAGATTTAATACAAACCTAATAATATTTAGAAACATTGGACCTAATACTGTCGTAACTAAACAAATATTAATTTATCGACTTAACTATTCTCAAACTCAAGATTTCATACCACGTGGTACATTAAATCATCGTTATTTAGGATCTAAATTAACAGCTTCTGCAGTTAACGTTGATACATCTGTTACAGTTGACGGAGGACCAGTAGTTAAAGTAACTGAAGTCAATCCTAATAAATTAGTATTTTCTTCTAATCAACTAACAACTATATCGAAAACGATATCAGGTAAACAAACCAAATCAAATTAAGATTTTAAGAATATCTATATTTATTTAAAAGAAAGATTATGGGATACTTAGACAATAGTTCAATAACTGTTGATGCCATTTTAACTAAAAAAGGTCGAGAACTTCTATCTCGGGGCAAAGACGAATTTAAAATTTCACAATTTGCTTTGGCAGATGATGAAATTGATTATGATTTATGGAATCCAGCGCATCCGCTAGGATCTGATTATTATGGAATTATCATTGAAAATATGCCGTTAGTCGAGGCTACGTCAGACGAATCAAATATTATGCGTTATAAATTAGTAACGTTACCTAAGAAAACATCTAGAATTCCAATAATATCCGTACCTCAAACGTCTATTACGTTAACGAGTCCTGGACAAAGATTTACAATTACTCCGACTACAATCAATTTTAGTGCAGGAAATTCTACTTTAGGATATACGGCTATTTTAGCAAATTCTGACGCTGCTACTCTTAGAACAGTCTTACCAGTTACTGCTGGAGTTAGTCCATCTGTACCTAGATTTATCGGAGATGCTGAATCTGCTCAATCTATTTCGGTTACTGGATTTAGTTTTGAATTAATTGCGAAACAACAGTTAGTATCTGACGTTAATACAACAGTAACTATTATAGGAAATGAATCTGGAGGTCGAGTTACAGTTA